AATAAAATAATAAAATAGATAACTACATGCTACATATATAAGTTGCTGCATACAAATTAATAATAGCTATATAGAAAATTTGGTACTTTTTAGTAGTTTGATAGTAAAAGTATAAAAATCAAATAGTTAGCCTATTACGAAGAAAATGACCGGAAAAAGAGATAAACAATAGGACAATATTCACATTTTATGTTGGAAAGTAAAATCGAAAAAAAACTTGTTAGCCTGGTGAGAAGATCAGGCGGGGAGTGCCTTAAATTTGTGTCTCCGGGAAATGCAGGAGTACCGGATAGGATCGTCATGATGCCCCATGGAAAGATACACTTCGTAGAGCTCAAAGCCCCAGGGGAGAAACCCAGAGCCCTGCAGATAGCTGTACATGACAGATTTAAGCGCTTAGGCTTTACAGTTACAGTTATCGATTCTATGGAAGGCGCCGAGGCCTTTGTGAGAGCACTTGAGGGGGAACAGCATGGAGTTTAAAGCTCACACTTATCAGCAGTATGCTATTGATTACATTTTAAGCCATCAGATCGCAGCGTTGTTTTTAGACTGCGGTCTTGGTAAGACAGTCATCACTCTGACAGCGCTATGGTCGCTGATGCTTGACAGCTTTGATGTTAAACGCTGCCTCATCGTAGCTCCCCTGAGAGTGGCAAGGGATACCTGGCCTTCTGAGATTGCGAAATGGGGACATCTTGAGGGGCTGACTTATGAGGTAGCCACAGGAGACGAGAAAACCCGTCTAAAGGCCGTTAAAAACGCCATGAAAGGTAACGTAAGAATAGTGATCGTCAATCGTGAGAACTTGCCCTGGCTTATAGCTAAAACTCCATGGATTTATGACATGGTCGTACTTGATGAGCTTTCAAGCTTTAAGTCGTCAAAGGCTCTAAGGTTTAAAGCCCTCCGCAAAATACGCCCCCAGGTTAGCCGTATCGTGGGCCTAACAGGCACACCCGCTCCCAACGGATATATGGATTTGTGGGCTCAGTTCAGAGTGCTTGATGAGGGTGAGAGGCTTGGGAAGTTTATAACGAGATACAGACAGGAATACTTCACATTAGACCCTTTTAAAAAGTTTGCCGACTACGAGTTAAAACCTGACTCCGTTAAACGCATTAACGCAAAGATCGCAGATATCACAGTATCTATGAGCGCAGTTGAACACCTCAAGATGCCAGAACTGCTAAAGCAGCAGGAACTGGTTATCATGAGCCCTTCAGAGACAGAGAAGTATAACAGGCTTAAGCGTGAAAAGGTCCTGCAGCTGAACGGTGATCTTGTTACTGCTAAAAACGCTGCATCGCTTTGTGGTAAGCTCTCACAGCTTGCAAACGGTGCTATATATGACGAAGAAGGAAACGTCTGCGAATTTCATTCACGCAAGCTTGATGCCTTAGAGGACTTAATCGAGGGGGCTAACGGCAAGCCTGTGCTTGTAGCCTACTGGTTTAAGCATGATTTTGAAAGAATTAAAAAACGCATTCCAGGAGTTCGTGAGATTAAAACCAGTGAGGACATTAGAGATTGGAACGCAGGACAAGTCAGTGTGGCTTTGATTCACCCTGCATCTGCAGGTCATGGGCTTAACCTTCAGCAGGGCGGAAGCCTCATGATATGGTTCGGTCTTACCTGGAGCCTTGAGTTGTACGAGCAGACTAATGCCAGACTGTGGAGACAGGGCCAGAAAGCCCAGACCGTGGTCATCAAGCACATACTTACGGAAGGAACAATAGACCGACAGATTTATGAAGCTTTACTTAACAAGCATGTAACTCAGAGTGCACTGATGACCGCTGTCAGAGCGCAGATTTAAGAGGAGAGAGCACATGAATATAATTCTTGAAAGTGCATTAAGCCATGGCGCTGCGAGTGGAGAGTTTTATCTACTTTTGCAGAATTACGGCATCTGGTCTCGTTACTTTGGCTGCCGCGGATATAAAGCTCACAGCTCTGAAATACTGCCAACTGCGATCATCGATGACGATACCGCCATGCTTGTGGAGAGCGCAGTAGTGAAGCTTAAGAAATCAAGACCCAACGTTTGGAAGGTTTTTCGTCAGCACTATATCGAGGGGCTTACACCTGAGGTTATCACCGACAGGTTACGATCTGAGACCCGAGGAAAGCCCGAGAGCCCATACAAAAGACGTAAAAACTACTACGAGGCCCGACCTTCGATAGATACGGCCCTCAGTCATGTAAACGCAAGTGGTGTAAGAAGTTTATTAAAAATCGCTGAGAATTTTATCTATGAGAATTTAATTGACTATAATAAACATTAGGTTAAGTTTTGTGGTTAAATCATAAACTCAGGGATACAAAATCATGAAATTTGTGGAAATCGATGGTCATTTATACCGTTCAATTCGTGAAGTATGTCACAAATATGATATAAGTTATCAAAAAGTTAAGCGTCTCTGCAGACATTTCAGGAGAGCAGCTGAAAATCCACGTGTGGCGATCGACTGGTGCCTGGGTAAAGAGAAGTTTAACCCTTCACATGAGCCTAAGACGCATAAATACAGCGATGATCAGAAGCTGGCGACTGAGCGTCAGCGCGTTTTTATCTGTCGCTGTCAGGAGAGCATTTTGAAAGATTTTTAGAAATAAACCAAAAAGGTCGTTAATGGGTCGTTATTCTGGAATATACTATAAATCAGATAGTGTGAAAAAGTGTTACTCCGAATTTCATCTTTTAATTTCCATCATAAGAAACCCTGCCACCGTGCAGGGTTTTTCATTTTATAGGTTCCAAAATGTTGCGTCATCTTACCCCAGAGTTTATCTATCTGCTAATCGGCGCAGGCTGTTCTTTCGTCATGGCCTATCTTAGATCGGTGAAAAGAACTTTCGCGGCTAAGATTTGTGAGGCTTTGACCTGTTCTATGCTGTCTTCGGCGCTAATTCTTATCTCAGAATACTATCTTCATTGGCCCTTAGAGCTTGGTGTTGCTATCGGCACCTTTGTAGGGTTCCTTGGTAGTGACTACATTTCAGCCAAAGTTAAGCAGCTAATAAACGTTAAGGTGGAGCAGGATGACAATGCGCATAAGTAGTCACGGTATAGCTCTTATACAAAACTACGAAGGCTTAAGAACTACAGCATATAAGCCGCTTAAGAATGAATCCTACTGGACCATCGGCTACGGCCACCATGGCCCAGATGTAAAGTCGGGCTCAGTATGTACCGAGCAATGGGCTTATGAGCAGTTACTGCGAGATTTAAGACAGATTGAGCATCAGCTTATCTCAGCGCTAAACGCAGATGAGATTGAAGTCACACAGGGTCAGTTCGATGCGCTGTGTTCTTTACTGTTCAATCTGTCAGGCGGAATACTCAAACTTGTAAAATTCAAACTCTGGACAAAGCTCAAAGCCGGCGACGTTAAAGGCGCAGCGAATGAGTTTCTTTCTATCAACAAAGCAGGTGGCATAGAGGTCAAGGGCTTAACCCTCCGCAGAAGAGCTGAAGCCAGACTTTTCCTATCATAGCGTTCGGAGGCTTTATGTTAAGCCGAATTTATGCGTTTATCGCCATAACCGTGGCGAGCGCACTGTTTACCTTCACTGTTACACAGCGATACTACGTTGAGAAGATCGAACACATATACGCTGAGGCTGATGCGAAAGCAAAAGCGGATGACCTTCAGAACCTGCAGAAGCAACGAGCCACAGAGCAGCTACAGTTAAACGTCTTGAACTCTATCGAGAGTGAGGCTCTTACAGAACATGAAGAGATTAATTATAAGTTTAGCGCTTTTACTTTCAGCGCTGATCGTTACAGCCTGCAGCACCAGAACAGTAACGGTGACGGTGCCCCAGCGCTGCCAGATACCACCAGAGCTGCCCGCAAGATTTCAGAAAGCTGTGACTGTGGACGGCTTGGACAGACTTATAACCGACTTAAACGAACCTGCGGAATCCTCGCAAAAGAACGAGACGAAATCGCAGTAGACCGTAACGAGTTAGTCAGACTATACAATCAGGTACGTGCGACTTATGGAAATGAAACTGAAAATCGAGTACAGGAAGGTGGGCGAGCTGCTGCCTTACGCCCGAAACGCTAGAACGCACAGCGACACGCAGGTGTCTCAGCTTGCAGCTTCGATTAAAGAGTTCGGATTCAATAACCCTGTAGCCATTGACGCTGACGGCATGATTTTGTGCGGTCACGGACGTGTGATGGCAGCACAAAAGTTAGGTCTGACCGAAGTCCCTACAGTCTGCCTGTCGCATCTGTCCGACACACAGAAAAAGGCATATATCCTAGCTGACAATAAGCTAGCACTAAACGCAGGCTGGGATAACGACATGCTGAAGGTCGAACTTGAAGATTTGAAGTTTTCTAACTTTGACCTTGACCTGGTAGGTTTCAGTACCGAAGAGCTAGACGAGATCATGAACCAGGACGAGGAGCCTGAGGTTGAGGATGACGACTACACTGTAGCTGTTCCGCAAGAGCCCAAGGCCAAGCTCGGCGAAATTTACATTCTAGGCAAACACCGACTCATGTGCGGCGACTCAACCAGCATCCAGGACGTTGAGAAGTTGATGGGAGGGGGGGGAGAGTATTATGCAGACCTCCTGCTGACCGACCCACCATATAACGTGGACTACGAAGGTGGCACAGACAAAAAGCTGAAGATTAAGAATGACAACATGGAAGATCAAGCCTTCCGTCAATTCCTGATCGACGTCTACAAAGCAGCAGACCACGTCATGAAGCCAGGCGCTCCATTTTACATTTGGCACGCAGACTCCGAAGGTGCAAACTTCCGAGGCGCAGCCAAAGATATGGGCTGGCAGATTCGCGAATGTTTAATCTGGGTTAAGAACAGCCTCGTACTAGGTCGCCAGGATTACCAGTGGCGCCACGAACCCTGTCTGTACGGTTGGAAGGCTGGAGCAGCTCATTATTTCACTGACTCCAGAGCCGAGTCCACTGTAATCGAGGACCGGGTAAACGTCGACAAGTTATCCAAGGACGAACTAAAGACCCTCTGCAAGAAGCTGCTCGACCCAGGTATCGAGACGACCATAATTCGCGAAAAGAAACCTAGCATTAACGACGTTCATCCGACGATGAAACCAGTGAAGCTCTTCGGACGCTTAGTCAAGAACAGCTCCAAGCGCAACGACATCGTGCTTGATTTATTTGGTGGTAGCGGAACCACCATCGTAGCCTGCGAGCAGCTAAACCGTCGCGCTTACTTAATGGAGTTAGACCCCGCATACGTCGATGTGATAATTGACCGTTACCAGAAACTGACCAACGTCGAGGTTATGAGATCAGACGGCAAATTATGGAATGAGCTATAACCCTGAAAGGTGAGTAACCATGACAATCAAGAAAACACAAATCGACCCTAAGCAGGTCGAGGCCTTGGCTTCTCGTGGTCTCACCAGAGAGCAGGTCGCCCACAATCTCGGGGTCAGCTCGCGTACCTTACAGCGTCGCACAAAGGAAGACCCTGCCTTTGAGGAGGCATACCTTCGTGGCAAGTCTAAAGGTATAACTGAGATTGCAAATGCTCTTTACAAGAAAGCTCAGGAGGGCAATACCACCGCTCAAATTTTCTTTTTAAAGTGTAACGGCTGGAAGGAAGAATCAGCTGTTGAAGTTAAGAATACAGCTCCGGTACAGCTGATAATCAAGAACGATCTGAAGGATTAGAGCTATGTCTGAATTAAGTCTCACACGCTTAATTGGACATGGTTACAAGGAGTTCTGGAACAGTAAAAAGCGTTTCAGAGTAGTTAAGGGAAGTCGAGGCAGCAAGAAGTCTGTGACTACCGCTTACTGGCTGATCATCAACATGATGGCCTATCCTGAGGCTAACGTTCTGGTCCTAAGACGCTACGAGCGAACCCTGCGTGATAGCTGCTTTGCCGTTCTGCAATGGGTACTTAATCAGCTTTGCGTGGCCTCTTATTGGAAGGTGACGGTCTCTCCACTTGAAATGACCTACCTCCCAACGGGTCAGAAAATACTGTTCCGAGGACTTGATGATCCTCTGAAAGTAACCTCAATCACAGTAAAGCATGGTGTGCTTTGCTGGGTATGGCTTGAGGAAAGTTATGAAGTCGAGAACGAGGACGTATTCAATAAGATTGAAATGTCTGTTCGTGGCAAGATGCCAAAAGGCTACTTCAAATCCTTCATTCTGACCTTCAACCCGTGGTCCGAGTGCTGGATTAAGAAGCGCTTTTTCGATAATCCTGATGACGATACGCTAGCCATGACGACCACCTACACCTGCAATGAATGGCTGGACGAAGCCGACCTTAAAGAATTTGAAAAAATGAAGGTGAAGAATCCCCGCCGTTACCTTATCGAGGGATTAGGTGAGTGGGGTATCTCGGAAGGCCTTATCTTCCAGAACACAGAATGCCGCGACATCAAGTTTGATGATTTCGTAGGCAACCGCGAGAATATCGCTTTTTATGGTCTTGACTTTGGCTTTACCGACCCTACAGCCTTTGTAGGTGGATTTGTCAATTTCGAGAAAAAAGAAATCTATGTCCTGTTAGAACTGTATGAAGCAGGTCTTACCAATCAGGAAACAGCAGCCAGAATTAAACAGCTGGGACTAAAACATGAAATAGTCAAATGTGACTCAGCCGAGCCTAAGTCAATCGAGGAGTTAAGAAAAGCGGGTATCAACGCTAAGGCAGCCATCAAAGGCCCTGACTCTGTAGGTTTCGGTATTCAGAAGATCCAGAACTTCAAGATCATTTATAGTCCTGAATGTGAGAACTTCGCACATGAGATTAAGAACTACTGTTGGGCCAAGGATAGGTTAGGCAAAACAACTGACAAGCCTGATCATGAGTTCTCTCATCTGATGGATGCAATGCGTTACGCCCTGTCAGACTTAAAGCCAAGTGCTCTTAATATTCCTGCAAGCAATAAGGCCGCACTGCTACAGCCTAGGTACAGAAGATAAAAGGATACTACAGCCGTGACCGGTAAAGAGAAAACAGCTTATATCGTGGGTGTGGCTGTCGCTGTCGGCTTTAAGCTCGGGCTGAGAAGACGAGGTCTAAGCTTTGATGCCAACACTAATAATCCTTACTGGATAACCACCGAGAATGGTCATCACTTTTTAATTGATAAATTTGGCACAATTCAGGGCGGAAGATTAAAGGGAACTCCAATAGATAATGTCAAAAAGCATTACTCAGGTATAAAGAACAAAAAAGAGAAAAATCTCAATGCTGGCGCAGAGCTGAGCAGAAATTACGGTCCTGAAATAAAAACCAAATTAGCTGGTGTTGACGCGATTAGAAAAATCTCCAGGTGTAGATTTGGACATATTAAGGATCTTTGGGATAGAAAATCTGTCGGAAAAATTGATCTTATGTGGGGAACTCCAAGTATGGGGCTCTGTCACATGTATAAAAGGGTAAAGGAATCTAAAGGGAAGTTAAAAGAATCAGAATTTTTTAAAATTATCGATGACGCTGTATCAAAAGGGCATATATACCAAAATGACAGAGACACCAGTCTTCTGGCAGTTGATCCAAAATCTAAAATGGCAGTGGTGATATCGAAAAATTTTAAAGAAAATGACGGCGTTTTGGTCCCGATAACAATTAGGCCAATAGAACCGAGAAAATTAGAAACACTGAAAAGAATTGAATAAAAGGCCCGTTTTTAAGGATACTGTGATTTATTGTAGGATGGTTAACAGTTTTACGGGTAGTACTTAATATTTTCGTTCAACCTTAAAAACTAGGCCTTTAAATCGTGTTAAAAAGCGAGGGTCGGTCATCAAAGTGGCTTCCACACCCACCCCTGACCGGGCCTTTTCTTTAAGTATAGTCTAACCGCACATCTAAATCAAAGTTTATAAGCAAAACACGTGAATAGCAGTTTTCTCTCACTTCTTTCTGCACAAATAAAGAGTGTACTTCACAGTTATGAACACTCTGCGGGCTCACCGTCACTCATATCCTGTAGAGCGTTCATAAGTGTGAAGTGATTTTGTGGTTAATTTGATATGTACAGCGGCGCTCCGCGGTTTCGCTTCACACCTCAAATAATAGGACCCTTCCCACCTGCAGAAAGCAGGGCGCGTTTAGGGACAATTAGTCTTACAACGCTTAATTATCAGAAAGATAATGCGTACCAGTGTAGGGCGCTGTTTTCGGGAAATTGACAGCAAAATAATTTCCCACCAGTTCCAAAGGAGCGTTGACTGAGTGGCTGAAAGTATCTGCCTACTAAGCAGACGGTCGTTTAACGGCTCGCAGGTCCGAATCCTGCACGCTCCGCCATGGCCCAATAGCTTAATCGGTTAAAGCAGACGACTCATAATCGTTATAGTGCAGGTTCAAGTCCTGTTTGGGCCACCATTTTCGCGATCTGGTAATGTGTCGCATTAGAAGCAACATTACTACTGCACATAAGAGTACAAGCGCATGCACCTAGTGCAGTGTCGTGCATCCGACTAGGTACCGTTCTAAAGTTCTGAACGAAATCAGAACTAATGCGCAGTTACATCAATAAGGTCTATTTAAAAGCGTGCCTCTTTTCCTAATTTGAGAGACACGCTTTTTCCATTTTTGCAACCGGCTTCAAACGAGTTAAACACATATGCCAAGACCAAGAAAATCAAAGCTGTTTGATAATTCACAGCTTTTTATACCACGTAGAACCGTCCAGGCGCTCGATTCGCTGGAGAAGGTGCGTAAGGCCTTCGCATTACCCGCCAACGCCTCAGGGCTAAGTCAGGAAAACCGTATGGCTATGGATTCAGCCTTTGACGCTGCAGGCGGTTACTCAGCAATCTATGAATCCTTTCAGCAGCACGCAACCGAGCTAGGTCAGTTCCCTATGACCAGCTTCGTAGGTTATGGGGCTCTTCAGCAGATCGCCCAGCAGGGCATGATTAGAGCCTGCATTCAGACCGTAGCTGATGACATGACCCGTAAATGGATTGATCTTAAAGCCGGTGAAGGTACAGATGCTGAAAAGCTTGACCACTTAAAGGATTTAATCGAAAACAAGTATCACTTAAGACAGGTATTTCACAAAGCCTTCGCGACAACGGGTTACATGGGCGGTGCTTTGATCTTCGTGAAGGTCGGACTTGACAACAAGACCGCAGATCTAAAACTGTCATTTACTGATGTGAGTGCCGAACTTAAGCAGGGTGAAACCCTAAGCTTTATTGTTGTTGACCCTGTCAACTGCTCTCCAGCTGACTACAACTGCATCGACCCCCTTCAGGAAGACTATATGCAGCCTAAGCGCTGGTACGTTTTAGGTACTACGGTAGATGCGTCACGCTTAATCCCCGTGGTTGATAATGAGCCACCGGTACTGTTAAAGCCTAACTACAACTTCTTAGGCATTCCACAGGCTCAAATCTTGTGGGACTACGTAATGCACTTTAACGACTGTCGTGTAAGCACTGCAAGGCTTTTAAATAAGTTAAGTCTTCTTGTAGTGCAGACAGACATGGACGCGGTACTTACCGACCCTAACGGTGTTGCAAACTTTGACACCAAGATGGACCTTTTGGCCCGCTACAGAAACAACGATGCCGTTTTTGTCTGCGATAAGGACACGGAAGGCGTTATGAACGTACAGACCAGCATCGCAGGCTGTACCGACATTGTACGTCAGAGCTTGGAAATGGTCGCAGCCATTAACAGAACTCCTGCTGTAAAGCTCTTAGGCATTAGTCCAAGCGGATTCAATGCCACCGGAGAGAGCGACATCACAAATTACTACGACTACATCCACTCCAAGCAGGAACTGCACCATGACGAGATCCAGAAGTGCCTCGACGCAATTCAGTTAGTTGAGTTTGGCCGCGTCGATCCTTCAATCAGTTTTGAGTTCGTACCTCTGTCTGAGGAGAATGCAGCATCTAAAGCTATGACCGCTCAGACAAGAATAGGTGCGTTAACTCAGCTTGTTGACCGTCAAATCATGAGCGCTGAGGAGTTAAGGCAGGCAGTAAAACAGGATGACACCCTTGGACTTTCAATGTTACCCGATGAAATGCCAGAAATGCCCGACGAGCAGGACGACTTCAAGACTGATGCCCCCCAGCAGAACCTGTTCAGTGGTATGAGCTCATCACAGACCGAGGATCCTGAAAATGGTGAAGAAGGTAAGACTCAGTAGAGCAGTAGAGTCTAATGTGGGCGAACGCAGAGCTTACAAGAAACAGCTTGTCAGAGTTCAGAAGGACTTTCAAACCTATGTGCTAAATGAAATCTTTCAGGAACTTGAAAGACAGAACGCTTTAACCACAGATGCCAAACTTCCTACAGTGCCAAATCTTAAGGAGCTCAAGCGCAAAACGCTCAAGCTCCTAAGACGCGGTGTTGAGTTCGAGAAGTTCCTGCAGGATCTCATAGCCAAAAACTCAAAACACTGGCTGGATGCGTTACGGCAGGTTTCATCTGGTGTCGCGGAGCGTTTCGTTAAGAAGGCTATGACATCCTCTACCAATGCCCAGAAAGCTGCACTTATTGCCGCAGGTGTAAAGCCATCGCTGATTAAAGAACGCTGGTCAGTGCCTGTTGTGGGCCGACAGTACATAAGCCCTAACGCTGCGTCTGCCATGCCCTCAATGATTAAAGAGAATGTGGAGCTCATAACGCACATTGGAGAGAACGACATCACTCGCATAACGGAAGTGCTGACTAAAGGCCTTCAGGAAGGCATGGACTACAACGCCTTAAGGCAGGAGCTTAACGCGACTAATGGCTTTGACGGTGCCAGAGCCGACCGAGTGGCGCTTGACCAGATCAACAAAATCAACCAACAGGTGCAGATCATGAATGCGCAGTCACTAGGCTGTACGCATGCACGCTGGAAACATGTGCCGGGACAGTACACCTCACGCAGAACACATATGGCTTTTGACGGACAGGAATTTGACATTAACGAAGGCCTATACGACGAATCGGTACAGCGAAACGTGATACCGGGTCAGCTTCCGTTCTGCAGGTGCACCTCAAGGCTCATCATCCCAAAGGAGGCAACAACAGAATGAACAGACTAGTCTATGACAGGTCTCCTGTGGACTCTGTCAGAACAGTAGACGATAACGGCTACTTGCATGTTGGAATAAGCAACATCACTAAAGAGCAGGTAGCCCCTTATCTGGGTAGCGAAATCCCAGGCTTTGAAAAGCTGGGACTGAAACCGGACGAAATTTATAACGTCTACAGACCAGCGTCAGAGCTGTCAAAGCCTGCGACGGTGGAAAGTCTTAACGGCATACCGGTACTTCTAAAGCATGCCGAGGACTCGGCAGAAGCCCCTGCTTCAAATCGCGTGGGCTCAACAGGCACTGATGCCAAGTGGGAGCCCCCTTATTTAACGAATTCTCTGCATATTCAAGACGCTGATGCAATAAGACGCATCAACGACGGAACCATGCGGGAAATATCTATGGGCTACTTCTACACTCCAGTCTTAAGACATGGAGAATTTGAAGGTGAGCCTTACGACGTAGTAATGACAGACATCTCATGCAATCACGTAGCTCTTGTAGAAGAGGGCAGAGCCGGACATGACGTGTCCGTTAAAGATTCAACTTTAACTCTTCCTGCCGGTGGTGGTAAGGAAGAACCAAAAACATCATCGGAACTTAAACAGGAGAACGACGATATGAACGAGAAGGAGAAGGCACTAGCCGAGATCTTAGAGATCGTAGCTGGCGCAGGTATTGATCCTGAAGCTTTCAAGCAGAAGCTTGATGCGGTCATCAACATTAAAGATGACAGTCAGACAACTGATGAGGACACCGAAGAGTCTAAGGCATTCGCCGAGGGCGTCGAGTACGGTGAGGAGAAAGAAAAGGAAGACCCTGAGAAGCTAGATCGCGAGCATGAGTCTGAGGGCGAAGAACGCTACCTAGAAGAGAAAAACGAGGCCGAAGACGAAGGCGACGAAGAAAACGACCTAACCGCAGACGCAGAAGAAGCTCTAAAGTCATGTGGCCTAGACGCTGACGACCCAACTGTAAAGGCCGCTTTTCAGCAAGGCTTTGCCTCAGGTGTGTCTTACGGTGAAGAGAAAGAAAAGGACGAGCCAAAGAAGCTTGACAGCGAGCATGAGTCAGAGGGTGAAAAGAAAGCCCTGGGGCAGGACTCCGCAGCCAAGATTGGTGCCATTGTAAGAGCTCAGGTAGAAGCTAAGTTTGACGCAATTCAGGAAACTTCAAAAAGCTTAGGTCGTGTGCGTGTATCTGCTTTTGATACCGCAGCCGATGTTTACAGAGCTGCGTTAAAGGCTGAAGGCGTAAACGTAGCGGGTCTAGCTAAGAGAGAATGTCGCACTGCTTACCGCGCTCTCATGATGGGACGTCAGTCAGCTAAGCGCGTAGCCACAATGGACTCTAAGCCAAATAAGCCCGATGCACTAAGCAAAATGCTAAATTCAATAAGAGTAGGAGAATAATTGATATGCCATTACAGAAATCAGTAGGTAATTCCTACGCATTGGGTGTACCAGGTCAGCAGGTCGTAGTAGGCCAGGCTGAGTACGCTTCATACAATCCATTATCAGACGGCACCGTAAAGGCAGGTACATTCTGCTTTAAGAAAGCCGGTACCGGTAACGGTGAAGCTTTTGCACACGCATCTGCAACCGGAGCTGCCAGCGATCTGCCATTAGGTTTTGTTGAAAGAGTGGTAGACACATACATCCCAACCGTTGGTGCAGATGCCACAGAGATTTATCCTGCGGGTGCAGCACTAACCGTTGCTATTCGCGGTCAGTTCTACTTCACCGCACCTGCAGCGATCTCCTCCGACGGCTTAAAGATCGTTGTCAACCCAACCACAGGTGTTATGGCTGTAAAAGCTGCTACCGAAGAAGGTGAGGTTGATACTGGCTGGACCTGTCGTATTCCTAACGGCGGAGCTTCTGCAGCTAAGGACGACATCGTGATCGCGGAACGCTTTTAATTAAGGAGCTTTATATAATGTCAAATTTATTTAACCAGGCTAAGGATCTAGGTATCTCAGCTCCTTATGCTAAGGGCTTTATGGCCTACGACGACGTGAACGGCCAGGTAGTAGTCAATGCCAAGCGTACCGCAGCCCAGCTTGCAATGGATGCTACATTAACACCTAACGTAGGTATTCCAGCTGCATTAACCACCTTCCTGTCACCTGAGGTTGTCTCCGTTCTGGTTTCACCTAACAACGCTACTAAGCTGGCCGTCGAAACCAAACGAGGAGACTTCACAACTGACTTCTATCAGTTCCCTGTAGAAGAGATCGTGGGCGGGGTGCAGCCATACTCGGACTACGATCACGCAGTATCAACTGACGTCAACTACAACTATCCATCACGCGAAAACTTCCGTTTTCAGACTTCAATTAAGTTCGGTGATCTTGAAGTTGCAAAGGCATCGGTAGCAAAAGTTGCTCTTGTAGCCCGCAAACAGCGTGCGGCCGCTTCAACCATTGCCAAGGCAGCTAACCGTTTCTACCTGTTTGGCGTTCAGGGTAAGGCTTTATACGGCTTATTAAATGACCCTAACTTAAATGCAACAATCTCACCTATTACCGTAGGCGAAAACTCAACCTGGGCTGCTAAGACCGCAGCAGACGCCGGCAATTCTGCAAACCTTGTATATGCAGACATCAACAAGCTCGTAAATGAGTTGTCAACAAAGGCAGGCGGTTACTTTGACGCCAACTCACCTATGGTTTTAGGCATTTCGAATACTAAGTTCCAGTATCTGTCAATGGCTAACACTTATGGCGTAACTGCGTTACAGCTGATTAAGGCTAACTATCCTAACCTAACAGTAGAGCAGGTACCTGAGCTGTCAACCGCTGCAGGCGATATGCTGTATTTAACCCTAAAAGAGGTCGACGGTGTATCTGTAGCAGAAGCCGCATACTCTGAGAAGTACATCCTGGGTCGTTTAGTTGCCCATGAGTCAGCCTTCTCACAGAAGGCCTCAGCTGGTACCTATGGAGCAGTGATCAAGCAACCCGCTTTCATTGCAACCATGACCGGTATTTAGTCAATACCCATTTAAAGACACATCCACTCAAGGCCCCGATTTCTCGGAGCCTTTTTTTATTTACGCCATTCTTGGAGACAAATAAATGACATCAAAGAAAGTAACAGCAACCACCAAAGGACACGTAGTAGGTGCAACCACTGATAGATCACAGACCGAAGCCCTCTCGGGTGCAAATGTCGTAACCCTGCGTGTCTCACTAAGGCATCCGCACAAGTTCGACGATTTGCCAGACGGCAGAGGTGGATTTAAGGAAGTTGTACTGCCAGGTCTTGACGACAATTTAAGAGGTAAGTCAAGCGGCATCTTAACCGCTGAAGGCAATGCTGTATTTTTCCAGCTTCCTCGAGAGGACTGGGACTGCATTAAGAAGAAACACGGACAGGAGCAGATGTTTCTACCATGGCACGGCAACCCTCCATTAGTGGCAGAGATTGAATCAGTAAACGCAGCTAAATCGGGTGCATATAAAGATGACATCGAGGCTACTGATACAGGCTTAGCACCCCAGGACCCCGCAAAGCTGAATGTGACCGAAGCACCGAAGGCTGAGTAAGCAAGGACCTAAAGCATGAGCAGTGTAGTGTTTGACTATGAAGAGTTTATAACCCGATTTGATCATATCGGTAAAGCTGTCGCAGATGGCAAGCTTACCGAGACAAGCGTGACCGCTGCTTATGACTCTATAGCGTCATGGCAAGGCGCAGACGATAACAGTCTCTATCCTTACGACCCTGAAAACGGGATCACCTTAAGAAAAGATGTGCTGTATCTCATGACCTGCCACGTTCTCACTCTTCAGCTGTGGTCGGGAACGGGCCAGAGCGGAAGAATTGCAAGCGCATCACAGGGCAGTATCAGTACAAGCTTTGATTTACTAAAGTCAAGTAAAGACATACCTAACTACTGGTATCAGACCCCATGCGGTCAGCAATTCTGGATGATGACCTCTGCATACAGAAAAGGCGGCCGTCTTTTTGGTGTTCCGAACTACCACCCATGGGGCTAGCATGGCTAGAGTTGACATTAAGCTCACAGGACTTGAGAAACTACACTCACAGATTAGAAGCGTTGGGAATCAGAAGGTTGAAATCGGCATTCTTGACGGAGCTACATATCCGAATGGCACTCCGGTGTCAAAGGTGGCCTGTTATCTTGAATACGGCTGGACGCAGAATGTGACATCTCGACAGCGCGGGTGGTTTTCCGCACAAGGCATTCATTTAAAGCCTGATACAGTTCTACATTCACCTGCGCGTCCTTTCTTTGAGGCTACCTTTAACGCTAATCGAGCTAAATGGATTAAGTTAGGTCAGACCTCTCTAAAAGGCCTTGCGAGCGCCGAAAATGCAGTAAACAAGATCACTAGGGCTCTGCAACTTCTCGGAATGACCGCACAGCAAGATCTTCAGGACGCTGTCATAGATGGCGGAGTGGGTGGCAACAGCTTTGCTTCAAGATCGCCTTTAACCACCCTGTTATACGGCAACCTCATGCACGCAGGCGGTCATAGAACCGACGGTACACCTAACCAGACAACAAGCGGAAAGCCTTTGTACAGAACCGGCATACTTGAGTCATCAATAGCTTTTAACATCGTGAAGGAATAAAACATGAATCTGCATGAAATTGTACGAGGTGCGATCATACGCATTCACGATGATCAGGACTTCACTCTTTTGCGAAGTTTGCCCTCTGAGGTTAAAAACGGTGTTCGCTTAGCCCAGTATCTGAGAGTTGAAGGGCTCGCAGGAAACTTTCAATCCGAAGGTGATGCCGCACTTAACTACTCTAATAACGCTGCACAAAACACCATCGTCCGAAAGCTCTATCTGTATGCAACAGATGACAGAGCCACAAGACCCTGGACAGCGTACAGACCGCTTGCGAGGTCCGGAGATTACGTAGTCAACGATAAAGGTGAATACTGGAAGGTTGATGCAGTCGTTGAGGATTTCTCAGACGATGGCTGGGAACTGCTGCGAGTGACCATGCAGCAGACACCACCAAAGCTCTCAATAGTAGAGCCTGAGGCAGAAAAAGATCCTAACATCGACGAGGAGTACAGCAATGGATGATAAGATCACTTACTCCTACCGCAAGCTCATATCAGCGCTGAACGAGTTTCTCTGTACTTATATCACGCCTGAGGTCGATCCTTCACAGGTGCTCACAGGCGATGCGCAGAATATGGTCCTTCCTGAAAATGAAGACTATATCATATTTACTGTAGTCTCTCAGATGCGACACGGCACGACCGCTGAGCATTACGATGCTGATTCAGAAACGCTAGCGCTTAAAGAGCTTAATGAAGTCACGGTCAAGGTTGACTGCTATGCAGACAGCACCAACTCAAGCGAAGACGATGCGATTTTAAGAGCTCAGATAAGGGCCAACAATTTGCACACGCTGTTCAGGTCAAGTGTAGCGCCCGAATTCTTCAGACGTTATGGCATCTCTGCACTGTACGCAGATGACGCCACCAACACGACACTAGTAAGCGACTCTAATCAGTATCTGCATCGCTGGTCAGTTAACCTCCACTTAAGCTTTAAAAATACGGTAACGATCCCACAGCCTGGCTTCACCAAGATGCAGGTTGTGATGAATTCAATAGTTACCCAAGAAGAAGCTGAAAAAGATCCTATTGGCGCAGGAAAGCTTCACGTCTGCGACGTAGATGTAAAAATACCTAATTGAACAACCAGGAGGCCTTATAATGGCAATCTCAGCATCTCAGATCGTGCAGGTTCAGCCTCGCATCTTGTCAGGTACCGGCAACGATCTAGTTTTTAATGGCCTTGTCTTAGACAAGAGCTCCCTACTACCTACCGCGGAGCCTGTATCATTTGGCTCTGCGGATGCGGTAGGTGAGTACTTCGGTACCGAATCTGACGAATACAAGTTTGCGTCTGTATATTTCAGTGGATATACCAATTCGCAGATCAAGCCTAGTCTGCTCTACTTATACAGACTATGCCCTGATGGAGCCGCACCTTTTGTAAGAGGTGAAAGCTTGAAACCTGCCGAAGCTCTGACCGAGATCAAGAAGATTAACTTAGGCACATTCAACTTCACACTGAATGGCTCTGAGGTCATTCTCTCGGACGTTGATTTGTCGGCAGCCACCTCTCTGTCTGATGCTGCCACAGCGCTGAATCAGGCGCTGCTGGATAAGTCAGCAGCTGCAACAGTTACTTTCAGCTCACTGACTAATTCATTCACACTGGCAGGAACTGAAATCGGAAAAGAAAAATCAGTATCTAAGCCTACCGGAACCGTGGCTGATGCTTTTGGCCTGTCAGCAGAGACCTCCATTGTTTCTGCAGGCGCCGATGCAATGTCAGTGACCGCAACTATGAACGAGCTGACTGCAAAATTCCAGAACTTCGTAACTTTCACCACTTTAGAAGAGCCTTCAGATGAAGACGCTCTACTTCTGTCACAGTGGGTATCGGCTAACGCCAGCGCCGGCACTATGTATCTATACGTCATCTGGGACAGCGCAAAAGCCAACCTCGATGCGAACAACAAGACTGTAATCGCAGAAAAGATTAGAGAGCTTAATGCTACCGGTGTTTGCGTTGTATACCCTAAAGCAACTATTGCTGCCTTTGTGATGGGAACCGCTGCATCTATCGCCTGGGACCAAGCAAATGGCACTATTACCTTTGCGTTTAAGGCTCAGTCAGGTCTAGGCGCTGATGTGACCGACACTCAGGACAGCATCGCCCTGCTAGCTCATGGAGTTAACTACATCGGAAACTATGCCACCCGAAATGACAGCTTTGTGTTCTTCTATAACGGTCAGATGTTTGGTGAGTGGGCATGGATAGATACCTACCTGAATGCCTGCTACTTATGTAACAAGTTACAGGTTCAGCTGATGGCCATGTTCACCTCTAATCGCAGAATACCTTACACCCAGGAAGGTTACGCGATTATTAGAGCCAACTGCAGAGATGTAATCGAATCCTCGATCAACAACGGCGTTATCAATAAGGGTGTCACCCTGTCAAATGCTCAGAAGTCAGTGCTGACCTCAGAGCTTGGTGGTGACTTCTCAGACGAGATCTACAACAACGGCTACTACCTGCAGGTGCTTGACGCTACAGCTCAGGCAAGACAGCAGCGCGTATCACCACCTTGCAATCTTGTATATACCTACGGTGGCGCAGTGCAGAAGCTGACACTTCCTGCCATTGCAGTGGTTTAACGGAGGAAATATAAATGGCTTTTGATATTACTAGCGCTAATTCAACCTTGGTCTTAACCGTCGAAAATTTATACCCAGCGGGCGTAAAAATCGAGGGCTTCTCTACTGATAACAGCTTCGCCATGGACGATGACACTATCGCAGAAACCCACATGGGAGTAGACGGCAAGTTGACTGCTGGTTTCACTCCGAGCGAAAAGAGCGTGACTATAACTCTTGATGCCGGCTCACCTTCCTATGAAGTTCTCTGCAATATCTACAACATGTCAAAGACCAATATGACTGTATTAGATACTTCAATGCAGATCACAGTTCCCGCCTTAGGGAAGGAATTCAGCTTTAAGAACGGTGTGATGGTGACAGGTCATCCACTGCCAGCCGGTGAAAAGGTTCTAGGTAACACAAACTGGACTTTTAAGTTCGGTAAGTTTGACACATCATCAATCTAGAAGATCGTCCACAAGACGCGCGTAAGTTAAGCCCCGCTTCACTGTGGGGCTTTTTTATTTGAGGACTAAAAAATGAGAACATCAAAAAACATAACTATTACCGATAATGGCAATAACTACAATTATGTTCTGACCAAAATGTCGGCTTTAAATTTGCAGAAATGGACCGCTCGAGGCTTCGCTGTACTGATTGAAACCGGCATCTTAGAACAGGAAGCAGTGAGCAATGACTTCTTAACCAATTTAAAAGCGGTATTCTCTAAATTCAGCGGTGATACTTTAAGCCACTTGGGTAGAGTCAATTGCGACAAGCTCGACGCTCTAGTGTTAGATCTTATAGGCAAGACCGCAGAACGCGTGGTAGGTGCAAGTAAGATTAATGTTACTGAAACCGACCTTGACAGCACCCTCGAGAACTTAAGCTCTCTATTAGAGCTCGAAAAGGAGTGCCTCTTTATAAATTTTCCGATGTTTGCAGACGTCAAGCCGTCAGACTTCCAGCCCTCAGACCAGACGGAAAAACCTACTGCCAAACAGCGAACATTGATAAGACCTTCTCGATCTTAATCGCAAACAGGCTCGCGACTCTTCGCGAGCTTGAAGAGTACTACTCTATTGACGATGCGCTTGACATTCTTGAATGCTGGTCAGTCAATCAGTTCAACAGATATATAGCGCAACAGCCAGACAAACAGAAGAGGTTTTAAATGGCCACCATCTCTGACATGATTAAAATTCAGCTCGGACTTGAAACTGCAGAGTTCAACAAGTCTCTGCAGAAGTCTAAAGAGAATATTCAGAAGACCTCTTCTGAGTTGGCCAAAGGCGCTGATCAGGTAGCCGGCAAAGCCATAGGTCAGATCGCGGGAATTGCCAGAATGGTGGCCGCGCCTCTTGCAGGCGCAATGTCCATAGGCTCTATGATTAAGTCGTACTTCGGCGGCGTGGCTCAGGTAGCTCAGATGACGGGCGCTTACAGTCCTCAGCTTGACGAGTGGCGCAAAAAGAGAGCACTGCTAAACCGCGTTACCGCTGAAGACATTCAGCTCTACAAGAAAAGCCGTGAGGCGTTAACCAAGTTTCAGATAACCCTGGCTGACATCTCAGCTAAGGTTATGAGACAGGCGTCTCCTGCTTTTAAGTACTTTGTTGAAAAGCTCGAAAAGGTCAGCGAGTGGATGGATGCCCACAGTGACGACATCGTTCGCTTTATCACGGTTCTCGCCGGAGTTATCGCGACCGCGCTTACACCAGCACTCTTAAAAATGGCCGCTGCTTTGCTGTTTAATCCTATAACCTGGATTGTTGCCGCGCTTGTAGGCCTGGCAATGGTGATTGACGATCTCATCGTTTGGCTTCAGGGCGGAGAGTCTGCACTTGACAGCTTCTGGGCACAATTTGGCTCTCGCGAACAGGTTCTCGCGAAGATACAGGCAGCCATTAAGCTGACCGTAGCAACGCTTGAATCTATGTGGGAATCGCTTAAAGCCGGAGTAAAGGCTGCGGTTGACTGGTTCGGTGAGTTCTGGTCAAGTTGTAACGGTACAGAGCGGGTAGTCAACACGCTGAAAGACGTCTTTCATTCAGTTGTTCAGACCGTGAAGGATGTTATAGCCATCTGGGATGCACTTGTCGACAGCATGAAAAAGACGAGGTTCCTTGATGATCTTGCAAACGCCTTCGATGGCGCACTGTCTTTTATCCTTGGCGCTTTTAAGCTGTTCTTCTCAGCTCTGCAGGCCATCTTTGGTCTTATCAAAGGCCTTTTAACCGGAGATTGGGGGTCCTTTAAAGAGGCGGTTTCAAAGGCAGTAGAGAGCGCAGAAGAAGCCTTCTCAGGTTTACTCAAGATCATAGGCTCCGTGCTTAATCAGCTGTGGGAGCTTTCAAAAGAGATCTTCGGCCGTATAGGCTCATCCCTTACCGGAGTTATATTTAGCGCAGTAGAGGAAGCAAAGAACTCTCTCTTAAGTCTGCTTGCATCTGTTCAAGCAATCATAAACCGAGTGGAGGAACAGGTACAAGAGATCTTAAGTAAGATCGTAAACTCAATTAAGGACACTATATCTGACGCTATAGACGGTATAAAGGCTGCTTTTACAGGCCTACTCGATACAGTTAAAACGGTCCTAACCCAGATATGGGAGTCAGCAAAAGAGATCTTCGACCACATCGGAACTGCACTAAAAGAGGCTTTAACACCTGACCTCGACAAATGGAGTAAAAAGCTCAATCCAGTAAACTGGTTCTCTGATGATGCTGATGAGAAAAAAGAAAGCGATGCCGAGACCGATACACGAGCTGAATCTGTTGTTCAAACGCAGCCAAAAGCACCTGCAGAGGCAGAAAGTGAAACAAGAACCACGCCGAGATATGTCTTCTCTGACCTGAGTCAGATGCAGAGTTCAGGACAGGCAGCAGAACGCAATGTTGTGAACAACAGCTCTAATCTGAATCGTACAAGCGTCGACAGTCATGCAACAGTCAACATTACAACTAATAACCCTGCGGTCGCAGGTGCGGTAGTGGAGCAGGTGGCACCGGTCGGAGACAGCTCAGCTTACGTTGATCAGAGCGTTGTGGCTATATCTTAAGGAGGCGGCATGGCATCTTTTCTCGATGGAAATTCAAGCCTGCAGGACACACTTAGCAACGGTGCCGGAGCTGTAGCAGGAAAGGCGATAAAGTATGGCAACAAGTGGCTTGATCATAAGATTAACTTCGGTATTAACTACGCGAAGAACTATGCCCGACAGTTCGACTTTCTGGGCATTCTGCCTGAACAGTGGACTCTACTGGACAGCGAAGGTGAGAAAGCCTTTGACTTTGACAGCTTTGCAAAGCTCAATCTGAAATCCGAAAGTAAAATCATTCAGGCCCCTGTCGAGAGGGGGAGTTTTGTGATGTACAACAAGCTCAATACACCACTTGAGCTTAAGTGCGTTCTCATTAAGCAAGGACTGCCAGAAGAGCTTCAGACATATGTAGACGCTCTTCTTGACTACGCGGACAGCACAAATCTGCTGTCGATTGTCACACCAGATAAGGAGTACACGAACATGAACCTTGTCTCGGTAAGCTTTGATCGCTCCGCAGAAGGGGGCGTTAATCTCATCGCCGCGGACTGCGCCTTTACCGAGGTAAGACAGGTTACACCTGAATACACTTCAGCTCGAGTCGCTAAAAAGGTTAATCGTGGCAGGCAGCAGGGCAAGCCAAGATCAATGCTCTCTTATATCAAAGGAGGTTTTAAGTGATTGAAATACCTCTGACTGCAACCCCTAATCAGGAGGTCTCTGTAGAGCTTGATGACCAAGACTGCACCATACAGATGCGACAGCTTGGATCGTACACCTTTCTGTCTCTATGGCTTGACTCAGACTTAATCGTTGAAAACGCAATCTGTATGCCTGGTGTCGCCATTCTTCAGGGGTACATTCCAAAGTTTAAGGGAAACTTTGTACTGGTGGATTCGTCAGATCCTGAAAAGCAACAACTGTCGGACTACAGAGAACTCGGATCGCGATTCCTTCTTCTTTATCTTACAGAGGCCGAAGTGAATGAGCAGTCTCAATCTGTATGACGCGAACGCAAAAGCGCAAAATCCGAACGGTAATACTTCGTTCAGGCGTCGCAAAATTAGAGTTCAAATCACTCTGTCAAAAGGACGTTTTAAGAATAAAGAAGGCAACTCGATCGTACTTGATGACTTTGGTGTCGTGGTGAAAATCGACAAAAGCGGACCCCCAGAGTTTGGTAAAGCCAGCATCGAAATTTATGGCTTAAGCCTTGACGTAATGAGTCAGCTGTCCACCCTGAGCATGCGTCCGCTTTTCACGAGACGAAACTATGTCAATGTTTTCGCGGGTGATGAGTTCTCTGGCATGTCGCAAGTGTTCGCAGGTTCAATCACAAGCGCGTCAGCTGACTTTAATGGCGCCCCCGAGGTCAAATTTAAGATCGAGGCCCGTATAGGCTATTTCGGCTCTGTGACAGCACAGGGGCAGGGCGTAGTCAATGGCGCACAGCCCGCCTCCTCTTTTATTGCCCTCCAGGCAAAAGCTGCGGGACTTAACTTTGAAAATCAAGGCGTAAATGCCAGCATTCAGAATTCTGTTTTCACTGGGTCTCCTATAGAGCAGGCAAGACAGGCTGCGAACCAGATTGGCGCAGAGCTTATCATCGACGATGAGAAGATGATCTTAATCGGTAACGGTAAGAGCATAAAAGGAACTGTACCTGTGCTGTCCGCCACATCGGGGCTGCTGGGTTATCCGGTCATGACCCAGAACGGCATTGAATGCAAAGCTATCTTTAATCCAAATTTTAGATTTGCGGGTCTCGTCGAGATCAAGTCGATGGTGCCAAAGGTCTCAGGACATTGGCGCATCATTAAGCTCTCTCACAGCCTGGCTGCGAACCTTCCGGGTAACGGACAGTGGGAAAGTAACCTAACGGCTTACTATCCATCCATGAGTGGCGCTATCGGCCGTTTCATGTAAGGAGCTATAAGTGAACGATTCAGATATCAGTGCTGTAAACAAACGACCGCTCAACGGCGTGTATTCGGGAAACTCCCCCTATAACGCTACACAACAGCAGATTGAGGCACGACTGCAGAAAATCGAAACCGCTTTTGTAGCTAAGATTGACAGCTGTCAGAGCTCAGGCATCGCGGGGGCTAAAACAGTCAGCGCCACACCACTAACGCAGATGACCGACGGCAATGGTAATGGTTACCAGTCTCCACCTTATCCTTCATTGCCCCACTACAGAATCCAGCAAGGAAAGGGCGCAATAATCATGAACCCAAGACCTGGCGATGTTGGTGTCTTTGTCTGCAGTAAAAGAGACATCTCTAAGATTTCTGTTTCAAACAAATCGCCGGCACCGCCAGACTCCACTCGAAGTTTTTCATGTTCTGACGCTGTAATGGTAGGAAGCATCCACACTGAGACACCAACCTACTACATATCATTTGAAGACGACGACAAGATCTTAATTCATGCTCCTGCGGGAGTGACGATTGAGAGTGATGCTTTCGTAGAGGTAAAAGCCCCTAAGGTTACGGTAAGGGCCGATACTGTAACGGTTACTGCGTCCCAATCTGTCACAGTAAACTCACCCGAGATCACTCTGAACGGCCATGTCACTGTGACCGGAGGCATTAACGTGGGCGGGGGTCAGGGAGCTATCGTTTCAGGAAATGTCAAGGTCGACCAGGACGTAACCGCTGGCAGTATATCTCTTCGTAGTCACGTTCACGGCGGTGTTCAGTCAGGGAACTCGACTACATCAGCACCTCAATAGGAAGCATAAATATGTCATCAGCTCATACTCTTACGCTCGATTTTGACTGGGACCTTCACGTTGATCCTGCTGGAAACCTTCCTGTAAGTTTTGAAGGCTACAGCATAGCGCAGAACGTGGCCAACGCATTCAGGTTGTTCACTAATGACGCCTGGTACTTCCCCGAAAAGGGAATAGCGCATTTTTTAATTGAACTCAGAAAAGGTCCTAAGCTGAACGTACTCAAGACAAGACTTAAACAGGCGGCGCTTGCTGTCGAGGGCGTAGCTGACTGCGATATATCGCTACTGCATTTTGAAGATCGCGACTTAAGCGGTCTTGCCACCATAACGCTGACCAATGGAGATAAGTTCGATGTTGCAATTTAACCCTAATACAGGTTTTTCAGTGTCGGAAATATCCGACATCAGAGACGAAGTAGCGCAAGACTGGGTGGAGGCTTTCAAGGAAGAGGGAAAACCGGAGCTCAACACTGATCCTGAAACCCCACAGGGGCAGATCATCGACTCCGAGACTGCCGCCGTGCACCAGAAAGATACAGAGCTTGCATTTCTGGCTCAGATGTTCAATCCTCAGACAGCCTCGGGCCGATGGCAGGACGCACTCGCGAAGATTTACTTCTTAAACCGAAAGCCTGCGATCAACTCTAGTGCTGTCTGCACATTAACAGGTCTTGCCAATACCGTAGTTTCAGCAGGATCACAGATTAGATCAAGCTATGATCAGACAGTATGGACTCTTGCAGAAACCGTGACAATCGGGGCGAACGGCAAAACCACAGGACACTTTACATGTCTGAGTGAAGGTTCTATCCAGGCAGGTCCAGGAACTCTGACACAGATTGTGACAGCGATTCCCGGCTGGGATATGGTGACCAATCCTGCGGCAGCCGAAGTAGGTCAGTTAGCAGAAAGTCAGTCAGCGTTCGAGTCAAGACGCTACAGGTCTGTGGCGCTAAACAGTCGCGGTACTACGTCAGCAGTTTATGCACGAGTTGCTGAAACACCTGGTGTGATAGCTACATATGTTACAGACAACAAAGCTAACACACCTAAACAGGTCGACGGTTACACGCTTAAACCACACTCAATATTTGTCGCTGTTATCGGTGGCGCAGATCAAGATATAGCGGATGCTATGTACCACTCTGTCAGTGCGGGTTGTGATTACAATGGCAACACCAGCGTGAAAGTTAAAGACCTGAATTCGGGAGCTATAGAGACTGTACTCTTTCAACGTCCTGTTCAGATGCCTATCTACGTGCGTGTATTTCTGCAGGATGACGGAGCTCTGCCTAACAGGTACGAGGCGACCATTAAAGAAGCCGTAATCGCGAACTTTTACGGCTCCGATACCTCAGCAACAATTCAGGGTAATGCGATCCTCCGTGCAACAATGAACAGCGACGTCTACTCAAGCAGGTTCATGCCCTCAATCCTAAACCGAGGCATAAATCAGATCTTAAGGGTAGAACTTTCTAAGGACAACAAAGCCTGGACAGATTTCGTTCACATTCCCATAGATAAAGATCCTGTGATCACTGACAACGAGATCACAGTGACCGTCCAAAAGTGAGGCGCTTAATGAGTGAAGATAATGAGTTTCATATAGAAGCTACGGTTCAGTCTCAGTACGCTGCATCACCTCATCTGAGAGCACTGATTGACAGCTTCTGGAGAGCGGTTAATCCCAAAGAAGGCATTGACCTAATCTACACTAAGATGATTGATGTCGATACCGCCGAAGGTTTTGGCCTTGACGTGTGGGGGTGCATTGTAGCGATAAATCGCGAAAACCTGGCCGTGAATGAGAAGAACCACTACCTGGGCTTTACCCCAGTGGAGGGTCAGCAGAACACTCGACTTGACACGATGGACAATGCTCCTTTCTACGAGCCCGTCGAAGGTCACGTGCGGTTGGATGACGCAGCGTACCGTACCTACATCAAATGCAAAGCGATGCTAAACATCGGTGACTCAACCCTCGCAAGCATTAACCTGCTTATAAAAGGGCTCTTACCGGAAGCAAACATCTGCTGCATTCATCCAGATACCATGATGCTGCGACTTATCGTACGCGCAAGATTATCAGAAGCGGATAAGAGATCGATTCTCGCCCTGCCCTGGCTACCTGCCGGGGTCGGACTTGAGTTCTATCGTCTACATGCTCCGATCTTCGGGTTCCGGGGGTCTGGACTGAATCCATTTAAGTGTGGCACCTTCGCCACATCAAAACCAGTTAATATTGAAGAGGAAACAAACTAATGGCGATATTCAACGAACCCGCCCAATGGGACCACGTCTTAGGAAGCAAAGCTGATGTGCGTCCACTGCCCGATGACACCTCTGCGACGACTGGTCTCGCCTCACTGCAGCGTCTGTTTCAGATGATCAATCAGATACCTCTTGACGTCGGTGGTGTTGCGCCAGGCAGATTGGACTTCAATGCTCTGTTCAAGCTCTTGGGTGATTCTATCTTCTACGCCATGAACGGCGGTTTGGCCTCCTACAACCAAGCATACGACTATCCTCCCAACCGTGTCGTTGTATATGGCGACGGACTGTATAAGTGTATTCATGCCAACGGCCCAGATGCGTCAGTTGTCGTACCTGGTACCAATGACGCGGTATGGCAGAAAATTCCTACTACGAGTGATGTTTCGGCCTTGATTCCGATTGCGACCACGCTCATAAAAGGTATAGTTCAGCTCTGCGACAATATCGATGCGAACGCCACTGATAACTCCAAAGCGCTGACACCTTATGCAGTTGCACGACAGAACTATGTCAAA